ATGCGCAATGAAATAGCCATCAATCACCAGATGCTTCGTGCAGCACAGAACAAAGCAGTAATAGCCAGATTTATTGGTGATTCCAAAATGTGGCTTGAAGCAAATAAAGCGATGAAATCAGCTATCAACCTTCCGTGGTATCGCAGGAAATGAGTTTTACAGATAACTGGTCAGACGAAGAATTCATTCGTCAGATGAAAGAATTAATCGGTAACGAAGGAGATATTCATGTCACTTGCAACCACAGTGAAGGAGAGCAAGTTACAGAGACGCATGTACACGCAGAAAGCTCTCTGGTATCGCCATAATGGCGACCGCGAAGGAATGCGGGTATGCCTTAATTTGTCCCGAGTCGAAGTATTAAATCAGCGTTATTTCCTTGGGCCATGTCCATTCTGAGAACAAACATATGAGCAAAGAATTTTATGCAAGACTGGCAGCTATTCAGGAGAATCTGAACGCGCCAAAGAATCAGTACAACTCATTCGGTAAATATAAATACAGAAGCTGCGAAGACATTCTTGAAGGCGTTAAGCCGTTACTGAATGGTCTGTTTTTATCAATCAGCGATGAAGTTGTGTTGATTGGTGATCGGTATTACGTGAAAGCCACGGCAACTATCACCGATGGCGAAAACAGTCATACGGCAACCGCACTAGCACGAGAGGAAGAAAGCAAGAAAGGAATGGATTCTGCACAAGTTACGGGAGCTACAAGCTCTTATGCACGCAAGTATTGCCTCAATGGTTTATTCGGCATTGATGATGCGAAAGATGCAGATACCGACGAGCATAAACATCAGCAGAACGCAGCAGCAAAGCAATCAAAACCATCACCTACACCTGGACAGGTTCTAAAAGCATTCACTGACGCAGCAATGCAGAAAAACACCGTGGAAGAGCTTAAACAGGCGTTCGCCAAAGCGTGGAAGATGCTCGAAGGCACACCGGAGCAGCACAAAGCGCAGGACGTTTACAACATCAGACGAGACGAATTAGAAGGAGCGGCTGCTTAATGGCACATTCGATTACTGTAAGACTAAACAAGCCCGCAAGAGAGTTTCAGGCCGGGGAAAATATCGGATTCAACATCCGTGCTGGCGTTCAGTATTACGATCGCCAGACAAAAAAGAAAGAATGGACAAACTACAGCGCCGTTGTATTTGCCAAGCCGGGAGCGCAAGCGGATTACTATCGTAGCGTTCTGGTTGAAGGAGGCATTGTAGAAATTACCGGAGAAAACATCAGAGTTGATGTTTATCAGGGGCAAAATGGTCAATCAATCACTCTTGAATTACTGAATGCAAAGATTGGATTTGCAACTTCAGGAAACAGCCAACAGCAACAAAGTAGCAATCATCAAAATCATCCTGAATACGACGATTCAATTCCCTTCTAGATTAGCAAAATAAGGATTCCATTATGCCAGCGCCTTTGTATGGTGCGGATGACCCGCGCCGCTGTTCCGGCAATTCCGTATCGGAGGTGCTGGATAAATTCAGAAAAAACTACGACCTGATAATGTCGCTACCGCAGGAAACGAAAGAGGAAAAGGAATTTCGTCATTGTATATGGCTTGCAGAGAAAGAAGAACGCGAGCGAATTTACCAGACATCAATCCGACCATTCCGCAAAGCCACATATACCCACTTCCCTGAATATATCGACCCGCGCCTGCGTAATTACCGCTCACGCTATGGCGCTATCAGTAATGACTGAGGAATTTACCATGAAAACAATGAAGCTAAACATCGTCCTCGGAAAATACGTTATTACCGGAACCAAACACGACCTGATTCTTAGTGAAAGAGGAATTATCAAAGAAGGCGAGAATGCAGGGAAAGAAACACTAAGCCGTATCGGTTATTACAGCAAGTTTGAGCATCTGGTTAAAGAATTATGCAACCGTGAAATCCTGTTATCTCAGGCGCAGACGCTACAGGATATTCAGCAACATATCGAGAATTTAGGTGTGTCACTTAGCATGGCTATTGACCAGTTCGTGGAGAGTAAATCATGAGAGGACTTGCATACAATCCCGGCATTCTTCCAGCAGAAATGATTATTCGCCAACGCGTAAAGCCAATGCCATCGAGAGAGGAATTGCTTAAGAGAAATTCTTTTCCTTCAGTGAATCAAAACAAATATCTGAATGCGATGTGGCGCAAAGGAGGCAAGCAGTGAGTGTATATCTTATTGATAAACGTCGACGTGGGCAACAAATACCACCTGTAGGAATTCCGAATCACACATGGTTTTGCGTACTTGATATCGATGGTATGGATGCGTTGGTTGACACTAGTCATTACTGCGATACCGCAACAGCTACTACGGCGAAAGCAAAGAAAATGGCTGCTCTGATAGAAAACTGGACTCCACCTGATGGTTGGTGCAATGGGAATGATCGAGATTGGCATGAAAAAATGAAGGGCTATATCTGCGATTTCTTACGTAAATGCAACGGCTTCAGGGTGATGTGACATGAGCAAGATTGACTATCAGGCACTGCGTGAAAAGGCAGAGAAAGCAACGTGTGGGGTGTGTTCGCTCGAATATGGAGAGAGCCGATTTGATTGTGATGATGCGCTAATTCATCGTGACGTTGTTGGATATCTTCCCATTTGCAGAATTGAAGGAGCGCATCCTGAAAGCGGTTTCGATGAAGATTTCCAAATTGAACAGCAGGCCAATGCTGAATTCATCGCCGCAGCCAATCCGGCTACCGTGCTGGCACTACTGGATGAACGGGAAAGAAACCAGCAATACATCAAACGCCGCGACCAGGAGAACGAGGATATTGCGCTAACGGTAGGGAAGCTGCGTGTTGAGCTGGAAGCAGCAAAAAAGCGCATAGCAGAACTGAAAGCACGGGAGGTTGTACTGCCGCGTGCGCACGATGTTCACCCATTAGGGCCGCAGTCGGCGAAAATTTTTTGTGAGTTTCACCGGAGTATCGTGAACAGATGCGCCGATGAGATTCGCAAGGTTGGCGTCAAAGTCAGCATCAAGGGGAATTAGGGATATGGCTGAACTAACCAAAGAATGGCTGAAGCAAACTATCGCTGAATACGAAGCCAATCGTGATGAATTACCGTTTGGACTGGATACCAACAGTGCCATTGGGCTTCAGGCGTTCAAGTTGGCGCTGGCATCGCTGGAAGCAGAACCGGTGGCGTGGAAGGTAACATTCACGCAAATTGATCGTGAATATAACACGTTCACTGGTATGTATTCTGACAAAGCAGAAGTCGAACGGTGGGTGCGTCTGCATAAAGCATGTAATTTTCGGGCAGATATAACACCGCTTTATACCGCCAAGCCAGTGCTGGTAACTCCGGATGGTTGGATAAGCTGTAGTGAGCGAATGCCGGATAAGTTAATTCCGGTAATGGTCATGTATGAAGACGGTGAGATGTGGTCTGCAATGTGGAATGGCAATCGCTGGGATGATGGCACCGAATATCCGGATCCGCACTCAGTTACGCACTGGCGTGAAATGCCAGCAGCACCGCAGCAGGAGGTGAAGTGATGGACTCCTTCGCGAAATATACGATTATTGACTGGATAGCATTCCTTCAGGTTTTGCTCATCTGGTTTTATATGGCTTACAGGAGTGGGCAGTGGATTGTCAGTGTAGCCTGTAGCAAGGGATGGCGTTGGTGGAACCGAAAGAATAAAAAAGCACTAGCCTTGGATTCGTTTTACGAAGCATTCAATCTTAACATCCTTCAGCCTGGTTCTGTCGTTGTAGTCACCACTCAAAGCGGCATGACCATTCAGATTCATAAACCAAAAGAGGAAAAATGATGTGGCCTATATGTGTTAATTGCGGACGGATGTGCCTATCTGGATGGTGCCGAAAGTGCGACAAATGCACGAAGCAAAGACAATAACAATCCTCGCACTCGCGGGGATTTCTTTTATCTGAACTCGCTACGGCGAGTTTTGTTTTATGGAGATGATAAATGCACTTCCGAGTCACAGGTGAATGGAATGGAGAACCATTCAACAGAGTTATCGAAGCCGAGGACATCAACGACTGCTATAACCACTGGATGATATGGGCGCAGATAGCACATGCAGAAGTAACCAATATTCGAATTGAAGAACTGAAAGAACACAAAACCGCCTGATGGCGGTTTTTTCTTGCGTGTAATTGCGGAGACTTTGCGATGTACTTGACACTTCAGGAGTGGAACGCACGCCAGCGACGCCCAAGAAGCCTTGAAACAGTTCGTCGATGGGTACGCGAGTGCAGGATATTCCCTCCTCCGGTTAAGGATGGAAGAGAGTATCTGTTCCACGAATCAGCGGTAAAAATTGACTTAAATCGACCAGTAACAGGTAGCCTTTTGAAGAGGATCAGAAATGGGAAGAAGGCGAAGTCATGAGCGCCGGGATTTACCCCCTAACCTTTATATAAGAAACAATGGATATTACTGCTACAGGGACCCAAGGACGGGTAAAGAGTTTGGATTAGGCCGAGACAGGCGAATCGCAATCACTGAAGCTATACAGGCCAACATTGAGTTATTTTCAGGACACAAACACAAGCCTCTGACAGCGAGAATCAACAGTGATAATTCCGTTACGTTACATTCATGGCTTGATCGCTACGAAAAAATCCTGGCCAGCAGAGGAATCAAGCAGAAGACACTCATAAATTACATGAGCAAAATTAAAGCAATAAGGAGGGGGCTGCCTGATGCTTCACTTGAAGACATCACCACAAAAGAAATTGCGGCAATGCTCAATGGATACATAGACGAGGGCAAGGCGGCATCAGCCAAGTTAATCAGATCAACACTGAGCGATGCATTCCGAGAGGCTATAGCTGAAGGCCATATAACAACAAACCCGGTCGCAGCCACTCGCGCAGCAAAATCAGAGGTAAGGAGATCAAGACTTACGGCTGACGAATACCTGAAAATTTATCAAGCAGCAGAATCATCACCATGTTGGCTTAGACTTGCAATGGAACTGGCTGTTGTTACCGGGCAGCGAGTTGGTGATTTATGCGAAATGAAGTGGTCTGATATCGTAGATGGATATCTTTATGTCGAGCAAAGCAAAACAGGCGTAAAAATTGCCATCCCAACAACATTGCATGTTGATGCTCTCGGGATATCAATGAAGGAAACACTTGATAAATGCAAAGAGATTCTTGGCGGAGAAACCATAATTGCATCTACTCGTCGTGAACCGCTTTCATCCGGCACAGTATCAAGGTATTTTATGCGCGCACGAAAAGCATCAGGTCTTTCCTTCGAAGGGGATCCGCCTACCTTTCACGAGTTGCGCAGTTTGTCTGCAAGACTCTATGAGAAGCAGATAAGCGATAAGTTTGCTCAACATCTTCTCGGGCATAAGTCGGACACCATGGCATCACAGTATCGTGATGACAGAGGCAGGGAGTGGGACAAAATTGAAATCAAATAATGATTTTATTTTGACTGATAGTGACCTGTTCGTTGCAACAAATTGATAAGCAATGCTTTTTTATAATGCCAACTTAGTATAAAAAAGCAGGCTTCAACGGATTCATTTTTCTATTTCATAGCCCGGAGCAACCTGTGAACACATTTTCAGTTTCCCGTCTGGCGCTGGCATTGGCTTTTGGCGTGACGCTGACCGCCTGTAGCTCAACACCGCCCGATCAACGTCCTTCTGATCAAACCGCGCCTGGTACCTCTTCTCGCCCGATTCTGTCGGCAAAAGAAGCGCAGAATTTCGATGCTCAACACTATTTTGCATCCCTGACACCAGGTGCGGCAGCGTGGAATCCTTCCCCGATTACCCTGCCTGCGCAACCTGACTTTGTTGTCGGCCCGGCGGGTACTCAAGGTGTAACGCATACCACGATTCAGGCGGCGGTAGATGCGGCAATTATCAAGCGCACCAACAAGCGCCAGTATATTGCCGTGATGCCTGGTGAGTATCAGGGAACGGTGTATGTCCCTGCCGCTCCGGGTGGAATTACTCTGTACGGTACAGGTGAAAAACCGATTGATGTGAAGATTGGGCTTTCCCTTGATGGGGGCATGAGCCCTGCCGACTGGCGTCACGACGTCAACCCGCGCGGCAAATATATGCCAGGTAAACCAGCGTGGTATATGTACGATAGCTGCCAGAGCAAACGCAGCGACAGTATCGGTGTTCTCTGCTCTGCGGTCTTCTGGTCACAAAACAATGGCCTGCAACTGCAAAATCTGACCATCGAAAACACGCTGGGCGATAGCGTAGATGCGGGTAACCATCCGGCGGTGGCACTGCGTACTGATGGTGACAAAGTGCAGATCAATAACGTCAACATTCTCGGTCGTCAGAATACCTTCTTTGTCACCAACAGTGGTGTGCAAAACCGTCTGGAAACCAACCGTCAGCCGCGTACTCTGGTGACCAACAGTTACATTGAAGGGGATGTGGATATCGTTTCTGGTCGCGGCGCAGTGGTGTTCGATAACACCGAATTCCGCGTGGTGAACTCACGTACTCAGCAAGAAGCGTATGTGTTTGCACCGGCTACGCTGTCTAACATCTATTACGGTTTCCTCGCCGTAAACAGCCGTTTCAATGCTTCCGGTGATGGCGTGGCGCAACTGGGTCGCTCGCTGGATGTTGATGCCAATACCAACGGTCAGGTGGTGATCCGTGATAGCGCCATCAACGAAGGTTTTAACACAGCCAAACCCTGGGCTGATGCGGTGATCTCTAATCGTCCGTTTGCGGGTAACACCGGCAGCGTTGATGATAACGACGAAATACAACGCAATCTGAATGACACTAACTACAACCGCATGTGGGAATACAATAACCGCGGCGTGGGTAGCAAAGTGGTTGCAGAGGCGAAGAAGTAA